ATTTGTGCGGCTGTAACCGCATCTATAATTTCAATATCAGAAACTTTTGCTCCACTTATAAAAATTTCATCGCTTTCTGAACTTATTTCAAACAAACTTCCAAAACTTTGATTACCTGCTTTCGGTACAATTATAAAGTTTGCAATGTCTGGTGCTAACTCCAACATAACAAAAGCCGATAGTTCTGTAAAGAAAAATGTATCTCCAAAGTTCCAATTTTCTAAAGCAAAAAATTCATTTATTGCAGAAATTACTCTACTTTTTATATCTGCATCGTTTGTAACTTCTTCATTGTTTTTAACAATTTTAAAAGTTGCTTGTAGATCAGCACTTGCGTTTTCGCCAAATAAAACTTTGTATTTTACAGGATGATATATTAATGTATCACTTATTGATTTCATTGTTGATAATGAAGCATTAAAATTATTGTACAAAGAATCACTGCTTGGTAACAAAGGTTGTGTAGCAGTAAAACCTGCTAACCATTGTCTAAAATCAATATCATAAGTTCTAGTTAAAACGTACATATCTATAATGTTTGTTACACTAGGATCTAATCTTGTATTGCCATCTACTGTGTGTACGTATTGGAATTTTACTTTGTCTCTTCCTAAATGAGCAATATAATTTGTTTCTTCTGATGTAGTATTGGTTATAGTATTGACCTTTTTAAAAGAATTTGTATCAACAATATATACTATCGAACCGTCAACGTAATCGCCTATTGCGCCTACTGAACTTTGTCTTACATAAATCATTTCTTCTGTTGCATCAACATACGCATATCTTTGGGTACCGTTTTGGCCATCAATTAATTTTTGGAACACATATTTTGATGTCACATTAACCGTCGGAGCAACTACATCATTGAAAGCATCTGGATTATCAACAATTCCGTCTTGGTCAGAATCAAAATGTGTTAATTCAAGTTTGGAACTATCTATATAACCTTGTGCTGTTCTAAATTCTGTTGCAACACTAAAGTCAACATCATTAGTAAATGCAGTTGTTGTGTCTGGTTTTGTATTGAATGATAAAACAGATATTCTGTCTTGTAAAGTTTTTCCTGTTACTATATTGAAATTTCTATCTACACTATCATAGAAAAATCTTACTTCTCTTTTACTTTCAAACACGTAACGCAATGATCTTGTTGTCATTGTGTATGTTGCACCATTATTAGTAAAACGTAAAATCCAACTAGAATCTAATTGTTGATTTGTAACATCACCAGTTTTACCTGTGCTAAAATTACCGTACACATTTAAATTGTTTTCATCAATTACTTGCCATGACCTAGTTGCAACATCATATCTTAATCCAAAATTATTATAAGCAAAAGTTTGATCAATAATTAAAGTTTTAATATCATTTGCAATTTGTTTAGAAAATTTAGGAAGTATTTGTGTTGCAATAGCATCACTTGGTACCACATCATTGAATTGTATTGGACCTAAACCTGTTCCTGGATCTGTTGCACCATCATTGTAAACACTTACCACAGCAGTCCAAATATAAGTTTTAGAACCTAGATGATCAGCCGCACCAGACATTAATGAACCGTCTGCCATAAAATGTTTGCCTGCGGGTGCTTCAAATTTTATCATTGCACCAGGTTCAATGTATTTCAATTGACTTGCTGTAAAATTACCTACTTGATAATCAACTGCTGACACAGAATCTTTAAATTTACCTGTGGATGAATTTGTGTCTTTGCTTGTTTGTACCCAAGTTGCATTTAAGTCCGTTAATAATATTTTTGGAAATTTTTCTATGTAATAATTTCTAACATTTTTGTTTGCCAACATAGGCTCAATTTTGTTTATAATTACTGCTTCAATATCTGTTTGTGTAGTAAAATCAAAATTGTCAACAGTTTCATTATCTTCTTTGTAAATTACGCCATCGTTGCCAAACAAATTTGTGTTACTATATTTTCCGGTTGCGTCTATTAAATCAAAATATCTTGATATGCCACTTGCTGTTCTGTTTATTGCTTTTACTTTTATAATTTCTTGATTAGTTCCTAATGGAGCAACATTGTAATCTTCAGCAGTAACCATTCTACCTTGTGTGTAGTAAGTTGCTGGAGCATTAGTTTTTATATTCGCAGTTGATTCAGATGTTGTAGCATTGTCAACTGTGTATTGTAAACCTAATGTCAAAGTCATTGTTTCAGTTTGATTATTCTGTGAAACATAATCTATATCTACAGCAATATTCTGCATATCATCAGGTACCATTCTCAAATTCTGATTTGCACTTGTTCTGTAATATACTCTAAAATTACCTTGTGGTAAATTGCCAAATACTCCGTCAGCAAATTTTAATTGTATTCTATCTTCTGCTCTACTTAAAACTGTGTAAATGTCTTTGATTGATTTAACTGTGGAATTAAAAATAACATTATTTCCAACGACACTGTCGACTTTTGTCCATAATGTATCTTCATTGCCAGCACCATTTAATGAATATAACCAAACGTCTGTGTTATTAATGTTTCTTGCATCAATCGAAACTGATTCATTGTTTGAAGGATTTGTAATTGTAAAATCTCCTTGATCTAAAACACCTTGTCTAAAGTGACAGAAAAATCCCGTGTTAGGACTAGAATTGCCTTTTCCATCATCTCTGTGAACAAAACTTAATGGCTCACTTACTTTAGGTGCTTGTTCCTGTAAACTTTCATTATCAAATGTTGTTGAAACTATTTCAAAATCTAAATTTTGTCCGCTTATACTTTTTGAAAAAGTGTATACAGGTGTATCTAAAGTCGCTGTGTTGAATCTATATTGTGCAGTCGGAATAGAATCTATTGTTGCTGATTTAATTGGCTTGCCAAATTTTTCATTTTCTCCTAAGCCTGCATTTAAAACTTTAATAAATTGTTCGTACCAATTTGCATTTCCTGAATCATTCCAAGAAACTGTTTGGTTTGCAAGGTTTAAATTATTACTATCAATTATATTTTCTGTTGTTGCAATACTTGTGACTTTAAGTAAACCATTACCTGCTTGGTTTCTTGTAACATTGTAACTTATTAATCTTGCTAAACGTAATACACTTTCACGTCTACTTGCTAAATCTATAAAATTTTCTCTTGCATTTAAATCTGTTCTAAATGAAATATTTTGTCCTAAGAAAGCAATTAAGTCAATAAGTGCAAGATACTCTGATGATTCGATGTAATCATTAAAATCTTCAGGATAATTAGACCTTATGTATTGAATCATTGTTCTACGAATCGTATCAAAGTCGTAACTTTTAAATTCAGCATTTTTATAAGATTGATATATCCTTGTCCAATCTTCTGCTAGTAATAATCGATTCTGTCTATCTGTAGATGCCATGATGTCCTTTTGTAATATCAGTATTTATTGTATGACATAAACTACGCATTTAATTCAGTAATCCGTTGTTTTGGTCAAAAGTTAATTTAAGTCGTTCAGAAATATTATATTTCAAGTATTCTAACTCGATTTCAATCTGTATGCCCGATTCAAATGGTGTAACAACAATAGCCGTGGCTCTTATTCTAGGATCACTGTCAACAATCTCCTGAACATTGTTTTTTAAGGCAACTTCTACTTCATCTGTCAAAGGATCAAATAGTATATCCCAAATAATTGTGCCAAATTCAGGATTCTCTAACTTTTCCCCTTGTCTAATATGGAAATGATTTAATAAATCTTGCTTGATAAGTCCTATATCATACAAAGCAAATGAAGAATTTGCTTCATTCACTGTGCTTATGCCTCTGTACATTTTTTGACTAGGTGGCTGTGTTTTAAATTCTTTACCTGCTACCACTGTCTCTTTATATAATTTTTTTTCTGCCATAACAATATTTACTTTATTTTTAACCCCCTATTATAACTTTCCCTGATCCTGATGTCATTGCACCTGCATCAGCACTATCACCTATCCTAGCCACAGGTGAATTCACAACAATTACTTTTGAACTGCCAGCATTTACATTTGCCACGTGATCTGGACAGGGTGGATTGGGTGGATTAGGATGTGCAACTGTTGGATCGCCCACTCTAGCAACTAATTTATTTTGCACATAAACTTTAGATTGCCCAGGAGTGTCTAGCACTGTAGAACCTACGCAACCGTGTCCTGTGGATAATGAATCTCCTTCTCTACTTGCTTCTGGCATTATGTCCTCACGTTTTTAAATGTGTCTGGAATATTGATTGGTTCTGCAACTACAATATCTTCCTGTTCACTTCTATCTGTTTTAATTAAAGCCACTGCCATTGGATCATAATTTTCATGGTGACTCCAAGGTTCGTGTTGTGGCACACGTTTCATGATGGTTGGATTTGCTTCGCCTGGAAGGCTCCAAGTCGCTAAAGGCGACACCGGCGTTGCGACAGCAATGCCATTGGCTATGTTCACTAACCCACCAACATCTAAATTAATATTACCACCAGCATAGTGATTTGTGTTGCCGGTTGTAATTGTTTGTTGTCCTACAACTTCCACTGTTTGTGCACCAGACACAAGAATATTATGCGTTGTTGATTCTTGATTGACTGTGGCACTTTTTAAATTTATATCTCTTCCTGCTTGTAAATTAAAGTCTCTATCTGTTTTAAAATTAAAATCACCTTTGCTGTGAACACTCACACTGTCTTCTGCAAAGAAATCTATCTTACCATTTGCAGTCATTTCAATCCATGCTGTACCATTTGCGTTGGCAATGTACACAAGGTCTTCTGAATTGTGCAACAATATTTGATGTCCTGTGCGTGTTCGTATTCTAAATAATTCGTTGTGCGGAACATTGGCTTGTTTTTCTGCACCAGCATATGTTTCTTGATCCATTGATTCAACATTAACATATTCATATGCTCCTTCAGTCGCTTTTGTTTTTCTAACAAATTTGTCATCACCATCATCCATTACAAAACTTGTGCCGCCCAGTCTAGCATTCTTACTTGTTTGTTGTCTGTTGCTGTAGACTTTGTCAATAGGTCCTGGAGTGTTAATACCGAACACTGTGCTTGGCACTTCACGACGTGAACTAGAAGTTGTCAAACCTCTTGTTTCATCTTCCAGTAATCCTTGTGTTTCTAAAACTGATTTTGCCTGACTGTGTATTGGCTTTGGCACCGTCAAAGGTTTTGTTGTAGGCCAATCTTGATGTCTACTTTTATTATGCTCGCCTACCGGCAATTTTTTTCCAATCAGTGCTGGATCTTCAGTGTCTGTCATTGTTGTGGCTGGAGTAGAACCAGGCACCTGCATATTCATAAGTGCTTGTGGTATACATCCAATCCAGTATGCTTTGTTTGAATTTCCTTCCACAAACATAACCAACACACGGTTTCCTACATCAGGTGGAACAAACCACATACCATAACTTTGTTGACTGTCTCTAAAATCTGTGTTTGAATTTATATCAGCAATATTTGTTGTGCCATAAAATGGATGAAGATACTGACAGGTGATAATTTGTTTTGTAGGACTAGTGACTCCACTGTCTAATGTTTTCAAAATTTCCACTTGAATTGAACCTGCATATCCTGGATCAAGCACATTTCTCACAATGGCTTCATATGGTCCAGAATTTTTTACTGGATCAATTGCGTAAGATTTTCTTGTGTTTTTATATCCCATTATGCCATCTCGTTGCTGTAATCTTCTTGGTTATAAACAGGCTCTTCTGGTTTGACCTTTTCGTATGTGACTGAGGAACTCTTATTACTATTATCATCTGTGATGTTCATATTTCCTGATCTAACACATCTAAGCGTCTGTGTAAATCTTCCACCTTTAAATTCACTACGTATTTCTATCACTCTAAATATGCCGCCAAATTCGTTGATTACTCTTTCTCTACCGTTTCTATCATTTATCGTTCCTTGTGGAAAAATATAATCACCTTGAGTTTTGTCAATATCAATTGGACTTATAAATGTTAATTCTATCAAAGTTTGTCTTGGTAAAAAGTTAATGTGTCCATCAGAGTTAATCATGTAACTGTCACCTTCTTCAATTCTTTCCTCATCACTTTTTGCCATATTAATGTAATTGCTCATTCCACTGTTTGGTAGATAATATGGATCACCATGTATTGTCACATTGACGTCAATCAGATCAACAGCAGAATTTATGATCCGTTGATTGAAGTCTCTAGCAAAAGATGTTTCAGATGCTTCATCATTTGTGCCTTGATTGTTTGCACCTGCAGAGGTGGGCACTTCTTTTGCATATGAACTTTTGCCGGTGGCATTATCTTTTACTCCATATTCGATGGTTTTTATTTTTGTTATGGTGTTTTCACCTTTTTTACCCGGGTCAGCACTTTGTGAATTGTTTGGATCTCTTAATACTGTATTATAGAACGCATTGTTGTATACCAGATCAAAATCTAGAATGTCATGATTTCTTCCTGAATATAGGTAATCATACCTTTTCACAATATTTCTGTTGATTTCTTCAACGTAATCAACTCTCTGATCATCTGTTTTAAGCACTGATTTCATTACACCATAAGGCATTACGTTACACACAATTAACTTATGACTGCTTTTAGTGACTGCTTCAACATATGAATCTTTCAATTCAAAACATTGTGGTATAATTCTGAACCATTCTGTGTAGCCGCCTTCAGACTCTTTGTCACCCAATGAATCTCCTAATTCTTTGCCATATTCAGATAATATCAGCACCATCTCGATAATATCTGTGACTAAAGTACCTTTTGGAAAACTAATTTGTTTTTTATCAAATTTTATACCTATGTCATCTCTTTTGTATGTGCCACTCCACCAAGAATAATTTTCATCAAAATCAGGAAAAATTTTTGTGTTTTCTCTATGCACGGATTTATCCCAAACCATTTTGGATGACCCAATCCTGTTTCCTGTGTAATCCCTTCCGTCCAGTTGATTAATTTGTATTCCACCACCTGTGTTGAGATCCTCAGACTTGTTTACTGCATTAATCATAAAGCCAGCATTGTCTTCTGCACTACCTCGCAATAATTTTTCAATTCTCTTTGTAGGGTCATAGTTTCGTAAAATGTTTTGATTTTCTATCCTTTGGCTTTCGTTTTCATCAGAACTGTCTTGTTCTGTCACATTATATCCTGCAGACACATCACGCAGAATTTCATCTCTAAATTGTTTTTTATTGTTTCCATTGTTGTATTCCTCAGGTGGAAACAGTATAACAAAGTCCTCTCCATCTGGAACTCTGTTACTCTTATTGTATTTTTTTGCTTTTTCGTTGTATTCACCTTTTTGATTTAAAAAGTTCATTAAAGATTTATCACCACTTTGCAATATTTCATGCACAGTATCACCTTCAATTGTTATATCTTCTCTAATTTTATTGTTTATGTCAGATAAACCATATTCCATGTGGGGTCTTGCCTGACAATCATATACCGCTCCGCCTTGGTTGGCTCTAAATTGTATAGATTGAAATTGTATTGGAATCACATGACGTTTAGGATATTCCTTTTCAATATTGGTTGAAACAACCTGGTTAGAAACAGGATCAAATTTTTTCCCTGGCACTGTACCAACATAGTCTATTAATAGAGCATAAGGAGCCTTGACATGATTGAATGCACCAATTTCCTTGTCTGAAGCATCTGCCTGCTGTGCTCTTGCGGCTTGTATTTTCATTGTGGCAATGAGAAGTCCAATACTGTAAGGTTCTGTTATTTCAAAGCGTATGTTTGTTGCCTGTGTGTGCTTGTTTCTTTTAGTTGGAGCAACAATAGAATCTAATTCTAAATTGTCAATCAAAAATTCTAAATTACCTTTTACAGACTTATCAATAAATGTACTGGTGTTTGCACGATTACCTGTTTTACCAGCCGTCTGTGCAATTACAAATTTTCCATAATCACCTTTTTCTAGAAGCACATTAGGAAAATTTACTTCTTCTTTTGTCATAGCAATTAAAGTGATAATTGCTGAAAAAGTATTAAAGCCATGTAATGGATTAGGTTTGTGCTTGTTATTGAAGTTTATTTTTCTTGTCTCTTCTACAATTTTATTTTTTTTATCATTTTTTTCACTTGTAGAATCTTTATCAACAGTTATGTTAGAATTAGTTTTGTTCCCTCGTCTATCAAAATTTCTTTTGATTGTTTTTTCAGCGTTTGCTTTTTTCTCGGCTTGTTTCTTTTTCCAGTAACTGTTATTTGCTTTTTTCCGTCCCATTGGATTAAACTCCCAATGCTTCTCTTATTGCATTTCCTTTTGGAATATAGATTTCTGTGCCCGGAGTAAAATCAAATATTGGATCTTGCAACGTGTCTGGATTTCTTTGTGCAAATACCCACCATAGTTTTGGTGATCCATACAGGTCAAAAGCCAATAAGTCTGGTCTTCTGCTGTACTGTGATTCTATTGCGTATAAAAAATCATCAGAACTTGAAGGTATTGTTCTAGGGGTTAAAATATCTAAATATTGTTCGTCAACAATAGTTGTTGCACTGTACGGACTTGTTCCACTGTATCTTGCCATTAAATAAATCCTTTTCCATCTAACACATCAGTTCCATGGACAAAGTTTTTCAAATTGAACTGACTAATTTGATTTCTACTGTATTGTGGAACAACTTCAACTGTGATCATACTTTCAGATGGTGCCCAAGCATTTTTATCCAATGAATATACTGAACCGTCATCATCAGCCTGCTCAGTACTTCCTAAACCAGTTGAGATATAATCAACTTCTCTTTTCAAATCAAATTGAAAATTTGTTACAATCACAGGAACTTGATTGAATGTGTAATCGCCATAGCCATTTAAAAATAATACTGGAGGTGGTTGACCTCTATTAGGACTGTTTTCACCATAAGACATTTTTGTTACTGTTCTTAAGAAATGCACTGCCGCTACCCAATATTTTGCTTCAATTGAATTTTGCACAAAAAACTCTCCTGTGATTGTCATTTGTCCAACTCTTGAATTTTCATATGCATAATAAGGATAATTTGTGTGAACAGGCTGTAAAGGATTATAAGACGCCTGGTGAGATACGTAAATTGTAGGTGTGTACGGGAATATCATTTTGCTGTCTGTTTTTTTTAAAGGTTCAAGCAATCCACCTGGTTTGATGTATTTGCCGATAGATTCAGGTACACTTAAACTCACTCTCCAGTCCTTTGCCACTGCTTTGGCTTTGTTTGTTACAATAGTTTGAGCATTGCCATCTACACTTAATTCACCGTTTATTAAATTTTTTAACTCACCACTCATTCTTTTTGCTTGAGCAGTAATATTAGCCGCTGTGTCTACAAACTTATCTCTGAGTTTGCCTACAATATCAGATGTGGCATCCAGGTTATTTGCCAGTTTATTAAACGCCTCGCCCTGGTTGACCGTGCTGAGATCTACTTTTGTGTTTTTCAATTTGTTTCTGAAATCTACCATTTGGTTACATCCTTACATTTATTTATTGACAAAATTAACTGCTCAGTTTATAATGAAGGCATAACTAATAGAAAGTATTAATGAAAACTAAAGTAAATTACCTTAATAATAAGGATTTGTTGGAAGAGATACACAAATCTAAAAATTCGTATTGCAGTTATTCCAAAGATGAGTATTCCACATATGATTTAATAGTGGGCAAAATAGACGCAATCAACATCAGAACTGTGGCCCAGGCAAAGAGAAACAAAGCCAAAAGGCTAACACAGCAGGAATATGAAAGACGAAAAGCAATAAATCCTAAGACCAAACTGTCCGAATGTGATATAGATTATCGCAAAATATCCAAAGATGATGTGGTATTTAGAGTGATGTCTTACGAGCATATACCAGATGAACCTGGCAGAAAAAGAAATCCAAGGAACATAGCAGACAGAAAGACAAAAGTAAACTTTCCTCCATTCCAACATTGGAAGTATGATAAAAAAGGTAATTTGATCTGTATTGGCAAAAGCCATTGGGAAGGTGGTTTGCACAACGGAAAATTTAACAAAGATATAGGCAAAGCCACAAACAAATTGGCTTTGATGTGGATGAAGTTGTGTGAAAGATATGGTACAAGAGGTAATGTAAGAGGATACACTTACAATGATGAAATGCAGGGACAAGCCATATTGCAATTAGCACAGATTGGTTTACAGTTTGATGAATCCAAATCAAATAATCCATTTGCATATTACACTGCGGCAGTCACAAATTCATTTGTAAGAATCATAAACATCGAAAAAAGAAATCAAAACATTAGAGATGATATTCTTGAAATGAACAACATGATGCCTAGTATGACTAGACAGACACAAGGCGAAGCATCTACACCTCGTAAAGCACCTGCAAAAAAAGTTGCCAAAAAAGTCAAGAAGTAGTTGACATTGCGTGACTTTTAAGTTATGCTGTAGACAAGTAGGAGAATTAAATTGTTCAAGAAATTAGCGGTTTTTACTGACATACACTTTGGCTTGAAATCCAATTCAAAGTTACACAACGATGATTGCGAAGAATTTGTAGACTGGTACATAGACCTTGCGAAACAGCATGGCTGTGAAACAGGAATGTTTTGTGGTGACTGGCATCACAATAGAAATAGTGTGAACATAACCACTATGGACGCTTCTATAAGAAGTTTAGAAAAAATAGGAAAGGCGTTCGACAAATTTTATTTCTTTCCAGGCAATCACGATTTATATTACAAGGACAGCAGAGATATTCAGTCAACTGAATTCGGAAGATTTATTCCAGGCATCACAATGGTAAATGAAATTACAAAGATAGATGATGTGGTAATGGTGCCGTGGTTAGTAGGCAATGAATGGAAAAAAGTTGGCAAAATGAAATGCAAGTATATGTTCGGTCACTTTGAACTGCCTAATTTTTTTATGAACGCAATGGTCGAGATGCCAGACACTGGTGAACTAAAAGGCAGTGACTTTGTTGCACAGGAATATGTGTTCTCTGGACACTTCCACAAAAGACAATTTAAAAATAATATTCATTACTTGGGTAATCCATTTCCACACAACTACGCAGACGTAGATGATGATGAACGTGGCATGATGATACTAGAACATGGCAAAGAGCCTGTATATTTTAATTGGGGCAACTGTCCCAAGTACAGAAATGTAAAATTAAGCACACTGCTGGATAAGACAAAAGAAATAATGAAAAGCAAAATGCATTTAAGAGTTACATTAGACATAGACATCAGTTTTGAAGAGGCAAGTTTTATTAAAGAAACATTTATGAAAGAATATGGATGCAGAGAAATCACATTGATTCCAAACAAGAAAGACGAAGAAATCAATACTGACATAGACATAACAAAGTTTGAAAGTGTTGATCAAATTGTTTCTAAAGAAATTGAATCAATTGAATCTGATGCATATGACAAACAAGTACTACTAGGTATATTCAGAGATCTAAACAATGATACTAATTAAAACACTTACAGTCAAAAACTTTATGAGTGTGGGTAATCAGACCCAAGCCATAGATTTTCAGCAAAAACTATTAACACTTGTACTGGGTGAAAATTTAGATATGGGTGGTGATGATGCTGGTTCACGTAATGGTACAGGTAAAACAACCATTGTAAATGCTTTATCATATGCACTTTACGGCGAAGCATTAACAAAAATACGTAAAGACAATCTAGTAAACAAGACCAACGGCAAAAGTATGTTGGTCACAATTACATTTGAAAAAGAAGGAAAGAAATATAAAGTAGAACGTGGTAGAAAGCCTAACGTAATGAAATACTTTATTGATGACCAAGAACAAGAATTATCAGATGTAAGTCAGGGAGATTCACGTAAGACACAAGAAGACCTAAACAAAATGATTGGTATGACTCCAAGAATGTTTAAACATCTTGTTGCACTTAACACATACACACAACCATTTTTAGCACTACATCATACTGAACAACAAGATATTATAGAACAACTGCTAGGTATTCAGTTGCTATCTGAAAAAGCAGAAATACTAAAAACAAAAATTAAAAGAACTAAAGAAGATATTGCTTTAGAAACAGCAAGATTAGAAGGTTTAAAAATAAGCAATCAAAAAGTTGAAGAAACAATTCAAAGTTTACAACACAAAAGCAGTGCCTGGCAGACACAAAACAAAGATGATATTGAAAAGTTACAAAAGAATTTGCAAGAATTAGAAAATGTTGATGTTGAAAAAGAATTGGATGCACATAAAGTTTTGGAAGATTGGCATAAACTGGACAAAGAACAAAGACAATTACTAAAAGATAAAAGTAATTTGGAAGCCACAATAGAACAAGCAGACAAAACTGCTAAAAAATTAGATAAAGATTTAAACAAATTGAACGAAAAAGCAACTTGTTATGCTTGTGGTCAGGACTTGCCAAATGAAAAAATAGAAGAAATGCAAAGAAAATTGGAAGAAGAATATGGCGAAGCAAACAGTTACGTAATGGATCTACAGGAACAATTAGATGGAACAGATAAAGAATTAAAAGAACTGGGTGACCTCACTGAAAAACCAAACACATATTATGACACAATTAAAGAAGCATATGAACACAAACAATATGTAGGCAACATAGAAACTGCATTGAAAAACAAACAAAAAGAAACCAATCCATACATAGATCAAATAGATGAATTACAAAAACAAGCACTACAAGAAATAAATTGGGATGAAGCAAACACACTACAAAAACTGAAAGAACATCAAGAATTCTTGTACAAATTGTTAACAAACAAAGATTCCTTCATAAGGAAAAAGATAATTGATCAAAACCTGACCTTCTTGAACAACAGGTTAACACACTA